CAAAAGCGCCAGCCAATATAATACTATCCGTGACAGCGGCAAAGCATACCGGAACAGCCTTTGCATCGGCATCACTACCGCCGGGCACAACATGAACAGCTTTTGTTATAACCGGCTGCAATATTGTAAGAAGATCCTCGATGGCACAGTAAAAAATGACGATCTCTTTATCTTTATCACCAAGGCCAGCGAAGCCGAAGACGGCAGCGTTGATTATACTGATCCGGCAGAACACGAAAAAGCAAACCCGAACTACAACGTTTCCGTATCCGGGCGGGAACTCATGAACGACGCCAGGCAGGCGCAGAACGATCCGCAGCAGCGCAAAGATTTTCTGGCCAAGAGTCTGAATGTCTACACTTCGGCCATACGCGCCTATTTTGCCGTTGACGAATTCAGGGCAAGCGACAGGCGCTACACGTGGACGCTGGAGGAGCTGGCAAGGCTGCCCATTGATTGGTACGGCGGGGCTGACCTGGCCAAGCTGCATGACCTTTGCGCATCAGCTATTTACGGCGCTTACGGCGACGTAGACATTGTGATTACGCACGCCTTTTTCCCGATAGTAGCGGCATACGTCAAGGCTGCCGAGGACAACATCCCGCTGTTCGGTTGGCAGGACGATGGGTGGCTTACCATGACAAACACCCCGGTGACAGATCACCTGGACGTGGTGAAGTGGTTCATCAGAGTGCGGGATCTGGGCTTCAAGATTCGGCAGGTGGGTTTCGACGTAAAGTTTGGCCGTGAATTTTTCTTGGAAATGAAGAAAGCAAGCTTCCGGATTGAGGACACTCCGCAGTATTACTACCTCAAAAGCGAAGGTTTCCGGCGCATCGAAGCAAAGGCGAAAGCCGGCAAACTTTATTACCTGCATTCGGATGCCTATGAATATTGTTTGTCTAACGTCCGGGCAATCGAACAAACAGACGATGCTGTTAGGTACGAAAAAGTTATGCCGGAAATGCGGATCGATATTTTCGACGCATCAGTCTTTGCCTGCATGCAGATGCTTAAGAACTTGGCTAAAAGCGGTACGGCCAGTAAATGGCTGAAGGGTGGTGGATAAATGGGATGGCTTAAAAGTAGAACTAGAAGGTGGCTATTTGGAGAAACGCGTACAAAACCGCCAAGTTCAGACATGAATTCTGCTATGTACTGGTTCCTGACACAGGACGCCCATGATACCCTGTCTATTCCGGGCTATACCAAACTATCCAACAACCCTGAAATAAAGATGGCAGCGCATAAAATAGCAGAATTGATTAGCTGCATGACAATCTACTTAATGCAAAACACCGAGGACGGTGATATCCGAGTTATAAACGAGCTCTCCCGGAAAATCGATATTAACCCTTACAGGCTGATGACCCGCAAAGCATGGATGTACAATATTGTTTATACCATGCTTTTGGCCGGTAACGGCAACAGCGTGGTATACCCCAAAATAACCTCTGAGGGTCTAATTGATGAGCTGATACCGCTTAAGCCGGCAATGACAAGTTTTGTGCCGCTTAAAGACGGTTATGGCGTGCGTTATATAGACAGGCTATATGCCTACGATGAAGTACTGCACTTTATTGTTAACCCTGATCCCAATGAGCCTTGGCGGGGCACTGGCTATCGTGTGGCCCTAAAAGATATTGCCAACAACCTGAAACAGGCCACAGCTACAAAGCGCAGTTTTATGTCCGGTAAATACATGCCGAATATCGTCGTCAAGGTAGACAGCCTTACCGAAGAGCTGACCAGCGAAGAAGGCCGGGAAGCGGTTAAGCGCAGATATTTGCAGTCAACGAAAGCAGGCGAACCCTGGATTGTCCCGGCGGAGTTGCTGGAGGTCCAGCAGGTAAAGCCGTTATCACTTAAAGATATTGCAATTAATGAAGCAGTGGAATTGGACAAGCGAACTGTGGCTGGTATCTTCGGGGTGCCGGCTTTTTTATTGGGCGTGGGCAAATATGACAAGCATGAATACAACAACTTTATTAATAGCACTATTCTCCCTATAGCTAAAGGTATTGAGCAGGAACTGACTAGGAAACTGCTTTACAGTTTTGAGCTGTATTTCAAGTTTAACCCTCGGAGCCTATATGCTTACGACATTAAAGATATTTCAGATGTTTATGGCGGTATGTATGTTCGGGGTGCTTGCACCGGGAATGAATGGAGGGATGCTCTGGGTATGAGTCCCAAGGAGGGTTTATCGGAGTTAATTCTGCTTGAGAACTTTATCAAGTTAGAGGATATAGGCAAGCAGTTAAAACTTTTGCAAGGTGGTGATGAAGATTGAAAATAAATGATGAGGTCATTGCAGAAGAGTTTAACGTGCCAATTTATATATTAAACAATATTTCTGATGCTTGTAAGAATGGTTGGCAAATATTTATCAACACGTTTATGCGAGGTGGCGGTGATGACAAATGAGCAACATTAGGAGAATAAATATCAAAGAATTCCGAGAGATGGGATTGCTTGCAGAAGTAAATAGAACATTTTTTCACCCAATAGGGCTAGCGCTGGAGGTTGTCGTTGACAACAATGGTGATGAAAAACTGGGCGGAATTTGGGACTATCGCAATGACCCGGAAGGCATGCTTTACGGAGAGCCGTTTCCAAAAGATCAAGTCAAAAAGGCACAAGCCCTTATTTTAGAAAGGCACAAACAAAGAAAAGAAGCGCTGGGATATATTTTCCAAGAAGGTGGTGATGAAGATTGAGGGATACAAAGCAGATTAGGACAGTAATGACAGAGTTTAATACGCGGGGAGAAGACGACGATCAGGACTTGTTTATCGAAGGGCGATTTATTCCTTACGGACAGGAAACGGAACTGTGGCCCGGCGCCTTCGAGGAAATAGCACCAACGGCCTGTGATGAAACATTGGGCGAAGATATTCGAGCGCTTACTAATCATAACACAACGCTGGTACTTGGGCGCAATACAACCGGTACGCTGAAGCTGGAAAACCGCGCTAATGGACTGTGGAGCGAAATCAAGATAAATCGTGATGACACTGACGCCATGAACACCTACGCCCGCGTAAAACGTGGTGATGTTAACCAGTGCAGTTTTGGGTTTAACATTCTTGAGGAATTAACAGACTGGCGCGAAGACGGCACAGTAAAGTGGACAATTACCAAAATAAGGTTATTTGAGGTGAGTGTCTGCACCTTCCCAGCGTACGAACAGACCAGCATTCAGGCCCGCAAGGCCGAAGTGGAGCAACACAAAAAGCGTCAAATGGAACAGCGTAAAAAAGAACTTAAGGAGAGGATAAAAAATGCTTAAGCAGTTAATGTTGGCAAAAAAACTTGAGCAGCGCAATACTGAGCTAACCAAGCTTTTGGAACAAGAAAAGGCACTCGAAACCAGGTCCGAAGAGCTAGAAGCAGCTCTCATAGAAGCTGAAACCGATGAGGAAGTTGCAGCCGTAGAAGAAAAGGTAACAAAATTCGAGGAAGAAAAAGCAGAACTAACCGAAAAGAAAAGCAAGCTGGAAGAAGAAATTGCCCGCATCGAAAACGAAATCGAAGAGCTAAAAAGCAAAGCACCAAAACCAGACACCCCTACTTCCCCTCTTGCTCCTCCAGCAGGTGACGATGCAGGCCAAAGAACACAAAGAGGTGAAATTATTATGAGCAACCGCAGGCAAGGATTCTTTAAAGACATGAGCTATGAACAACGCTCAGCGTTCATCGAACGTGAAGATGTTCAGGAATTCTTAACACATGTTAGGGAATACAGCGATAAGGGCAAAGTTACTGGTGCGGAGCTAACTTTTCCGGAAGTTGTACTTGAGCTCTTAAGAGACAATTTATATCGTTACAGCAAGCTTGTTACCAAAGTTCGTGTAAAGCCGGTAGGTGGCAAGTCCAGGCAAAACATTGTTGGTGCCGTTCCCGAGGGCGTCTGGATAGAAGCTACCAGCAAGCTGAATGAACTGGAAATGTCCTTCAACCAGGTTGAAGTTGACGGCTACAAAGTAGGCGGGTTTATTGCCATTCCGAACCCGACGTTAGAGGATAGCGACGAGAACCTGGCAAGTGAGATTCTCGATGCTATTGGACAAGCTATCGGGCTTGCCGTTGATAAGGCCATCCTTTACGGCACGGGTGCGAAAATGCCGCTGGGCATTGTGAAGCGGCTTGAAACTGCAGATAAAATTGAGTC